AGCCTGTAAAGGCCGATGACCATCCAGAACTCATGCTAGAGTCTGATATTAATTCCAAGTTTGTAGGTAACATCGAAGTTGGTGGATTGCTTTTATGCAAAGCACCAGAAGAAAAGATGAAGTCAAGGTCTGAGCATTTTCAGAAAATGGCTAATAATCAAATGGAATCTGTAGACAATAATTATCTTAGGGAAAATGACCCCCGTATGCCTATGCTTAAACCAGAGAGGAATACGAGGACAACTTTTGGAAGAAACTAATCCCTGGGTAGGGGTGGTTTCTTAATTAATAGGAGGTCATAAATATGGCTACTTCTGCTACCCCAAATGGTGCGGAACCTGTCAATACCTTGAGTGCAAGCGGCTCTTACAGTGGTAAAGTCCGACATATCAAGATTGCGAGTGGTTACGCTACTGCTATTTTTTACGGTGATTTCGTTAAGCTAGTTGCGGCTGGCACACTCGAAAAAGCCGCAGTAACAACGTCTGTTGTCGCTGGTACAGTTGGTATCTTTGTAGGATGTTCCTACACTGACCCATCTACAAGTCAATTAACATTTAACCAGCAGTTCCCTGCCTCTACAGCGGCATCGGACATTATGGCTTATGTGGTTGACGATCCTAAGTTAGTATTCAAAATGCAGGCTGATGAGGCTATTGCACAGACTGGACTTGGAAACAATGTTTCAGCAGTCAGCACAGCAGGATCAACTGCAATCGGACGTAGTAAGAACGCCCTTGATGGCGGCTCTATTGCTACGACAAATACACTACCCCTTCGTGTTCTTGAGTTTGTGGAAGGCCCGAACAGCACAGTTGGTGATGCATTCACCGATTGTCTTGTAACCTACCTGCCTCTAAGTCATGCATACGAAACCAAGCTTGGAGTATAATTAATGGCTATTTCAAGAGCGCAAATGCTGAAAGAACTCCTGCCTGGGTTGAATGCCCTGTTTGGTTTGGAGTATGAAAAGTACGAAGACGAGCATACTCTCATTTATGAGACAGAAAGCTCTGATCGTTCTTTTGAAGAGGAAGTGAAGCTATCAGGCTTTGCTGCCGCACCTGTGAAGAATGAAGGTTCTGCAATCTCTTATGATTCAGCACAAGAATCTTTCACGGCTAGATACAACCATGAAACTATTGGTATGGGTTTCGCTATAACCGAGGAAGCGATGGAAGACAATCTTTACGATTCGCTTTCTGCTCGTTATACCAAGGCTCTAGCAAGAGCAATGGCTTACACCAAGCAGGTCAAGGCTGTTAATCCGCTTAATAACGGTTTCACCAATTCATTCCAATCGGGTGATGGCGTTAACTTGTTTACAGCAAGCGGTGATGGCGTTGCTGGTGGTGATGGTCACCCTCTCGTTTCTGGTGGTACAAATAGTAATCGGCCTGCAACAGCGGCTGACCTCAATGAAACATCTTTGGAAAATGCAATTATTGACATTGCGGCTTTCACTGATGAAAGAGGTTTGTTGATTGCGGCTAGACCGAGAACGCTTATTGTTCCTCCTGCGTTAATGTTTACAGCAGATAGATTGCTAGAAACCACGCAAAGAGTTGGAACATCAGACAATGACTTAAACGCTATAAGAAACATGGGAGCAATCCCTGGCGGTTATGCAGTCAATCACTATCTGACTGACACCAATGCGTTTTATATCATTACTGATATACCTAACGGCATGAAGCACTTTGAGCGAACTTCGCTTGAAACTTCAATGGACGGTGATTTCGATACAGGTAATGTTCGCTACAAAGCTAGAGAGCGTTACTCATTCGGAGTATCTGATCCTCTGGGAATCTACGGATCTCCAGGCTCAAGTTAAGACAGTTGGGGCAGTGTGTCTCTCCCCGCACCTGCCCCTTTTGTTTTTTATCCTGACTAATCGTTCCATATGGAACATTAGACACTAGCCAAGACAGGAGAATATTATGGCTAATTCTACGTTTAACGGCCCAATTCGTTCCGAAAATGGGTTTAAAAATATTGTAAAAAGTTCAACCACTGGTGCTGTTACAAGCACAATGACACTTGAAACTTACACAGCTACTATTACTGTTGCTAACGGTGCGACTACTGGTAAAGAGTCAGCAGTTGGTATCCCAGCAAACTTTATTCCTATGGGCGTGACAGTTGCTGTGACTACAGCTTCTACCAACTCTGTTACCCTTAATGATATAGGAACAGACGCTGATACTGATGGGTATGTAGATGGAATATCTCCAGCCCTTAACACAACAGGATTCAAAGGATTCTTTGGATGCAACGGTGTGCTAGGTATGTCTGGATTTACTACAGCGTCTAGCGGCTTAGTCGGTGACGAAGTAGAGCTTGTTGTTTCAGGTGATCCTGGTAGCGATACAGTTATTGTCCTTAAGTTTTTTGGAATTAGTAGCTCCTCTGACGCATCTTAAAGGGGGTGGAACATGGCTGATACAGTTCACACCATAAAGATAACCGATGGCCCTAAGTTTGCTACATTTAAGTTTACTAACGAAAGTGATGGCACAGGCGAAAGCAATGTAACTAAGATTGATGTTTCGTCTTTAGCTATTGACCCTATGACAAAACAGGCATGTACAGGCGTTGAGATTTACCAGATATGGTTTACAACGGTAGGCATGGCAGTCAAGGTCAAGTACAACGCTACTAGCAATCGTTTAGTGTGGCACATACTTCAAGACTACTCAGACTTCTTAGACTTCTCTGCCTTTTCTGGCATTCCTAATGATGCTGGTTCTGGCAAGAATGGTGATGTTTTATTTGAAACCATAGGCGCAACCAATGGTGACGCTTATAGCATCATAATCAAAGTATTGAAGAGTTATGGATAATGGCAGTAAAGAAAAAAGCTAAACCAAAAGCTAAGTCTAAAGTTAATCAGGCTGGTAATTACACCAAGCCTGCGCTTAGAAAGCGTATATTTAACAGGATTAAAGCTGGAGGCAAAGGCGGCAAGCCCGGTCAATGGAGTGCCAGAAAAGCACAAATGGTTGCCAAGGCTTACAAAGAAGCTGGCGGTGGATATAAAGACTGATGGCTTTAAAAAAGTCTCAAAAAAGTCTGAAGAAATGGACTAAGCAGAAATGGCGTACTAAATCAGGCAAGCCATCAACGCAAGGTTCTAAGGCCACTGGCGAGAGGTATCTCCCAGAAAAAGCCATTAAGTCTTTATCGTCTAAAGAATATGCCGCCACTACTAGGAAGAAAAGAAAAGATACCAAGAAAGGTAAGCAACATTCTTCTCAACCAAAGAAGGTGGCTAAGAAAACAGCGAGGCATAGATAATGGCTAGTGGAAAACCTGCTAAAGGAAAGGCAAAAGTTAAAATTACGCCTTCAGGCAAAAAGGTTAGCTACGGTCAAGCTGGCAAAGCTAAAGGCGGTGGCCGAAGAGTTAAACCTGGAACATCGAAAGGAGACAGTTATTGCGCTAGGAGTTTAGGTATTAAGAAGCGTTTGCCAAAGAAAAAGCAGAACGATCCTAATACCCCTAACAATCTGTCAAGAAAACGATGGAAATGTTCTGGTGCTAAGTCCAGAAGGAAATAAACATGGCAACTAGCGGCACATACACATTCAATCTTGATCTAGCTGACGCAATGGAAGAAGCGTTTGAAAGAGCAGGCAGAGAACTTAGAAGCGGTTATGACTACAGGACAGCTAGAAGAAGTCTTAATCTTCTTATGCTTGAATGGCAGAACCGTGGCCTTAATCTGTGGACAGTCAGGGACGGCACTAAAGCGTTAACGGCTGGCACAAGTGCTTATGCTCTTGATGCAGATATACTAGATATAGTAGAGGCATTTGTAAGAACAGATGCAGGAAGCACAACCAGCCAGTTTGATCAATCAATGACCAGAATATCGGTTAGTGACTACTCACAATTATCTAACAAGCTCACTCAAAGCAAGCCCTTGCAATACTATGTGGAAAGAAAACCCACAGGCATAACTATTCATGTCTGGCCTACGCCTGACGATCAGGATACTTATACCTTTGGGTATTACTTTATGCAAAGAATAGAAGACTCAGGAAGTCCTGCGTCTAACAACATGGATGTACCTGCTAGGTTCCTGCCGTGTTTGGTGGCTGGTCTTGCGTATCAAATCAGCATGAAGTTTCCTGACTCTGCACCGAGATCACAGTTTCTAAAAGCAGACTACGAAGAACAGTTTACTCTTGCGGCTGACAGTGACAGAGGAAAGGCATCGCTGTTTATATCACCTGGAGGTTATCAGTTTTGAGTAGATTCGCTGAAGGAAAACATGCCTACGGTTTTTGTGATATGACAGGGTTTCGGTACAAGCTAAAAGATCTTGTGCCAGAGATTGTCAATCAAAGACCCACAGGGTTTCTTGTTGGGAAAGACGTTGTTGATCCAGATCAGCCCCAGTTGCAGCTTGGCAAAATTAAAGTTGATGATCCTAGATCATTAAGAGATCCAAGGCCAGATAGAGGCTTGGATGAAAGCAGACAGTTTTTTGCCTTTGACCCTGTAGGTGGAGGAATTACTCAGCTAGGCAGTCGCACTGTAGGGCTAGATATAGAAGCTCAGTCTGGAACTGTTAAAGTAACAACGAGCTAAAGGAGAATCATGGCAAAGTTAGAAGTTTTTCAAAATGGAAATTTTTCTTCAGGGGAGCCTGTTTACCAAATTGGCACTAAGCTAAAAGATGGTGAATACGGTGAATACGGTGAGTATGACATTGTTGTTTTTGATGCAATGACTAAAGAAGAAGCAGAGAAAAAACTTGCCGAAATTCAACCAGCTAAGAAAGTTACAGCAACGCCAAAGAAAAAGCCAGCAGCTAAAAAAGTTGTTCCTGTTCCGA